AACGATATGAAGAGTTTGTTGCTGCAGTTACTTCAGACTGTTCAACGAACTTTGTTGACTTTGCTGATCGTATTGGCGAGTTGGATCGTGAGGGTGCCAATATTGAACGACTGCTTACTGCTGGTGTTGGTATCAATGCTGAAGGTGGTGAGTTCCTTGAGATCATTAAGAAGATGGTCTTCCAAGGTAAGCCTTGGAACCGCGACAATCGAGAGCATCTTATTATTGAGTTGGGTGATATCATGTGGTATGTGGCACAGGCAACTCAGGCACTGGGAGTTTCTTTTGACGAAGTTCTAGAGCGTAATGTCAAGAAGCTTGAGAAGCGTTATCCTGGTGGATCATTTGAGATTCATCGTTCTGAAGTTCGTGCTGCAGGTGACCGATGACCGCTAAGTTTATTCTGTTTACCAAGGACTCCTGTGGTCCTTGTGGTCTGGTGAAGCGTTACTTCAATGCTCTCAAGGATGACCGCACTAAACTCATTGAGGAAGTCCACCTAGAAGACTTCAGCGATGAACCAATCCCCGAGGAAAACCTTGCTCTTGCCAAGAAGTATGGTGTGACTGCCACTCCTGTTCTAATCATCGTTGATGAAGAGACAGAAGAACTGCTAGAGACCTACTCCAGCGGTCTGCCTATCACCCAGAACATTCGTAAACTCTGGACCAAATACGGTGTATAGTTTCTGGATTCACCTAGTAGCATTCTTTCAAGTGGTTGTGATGAACTGCATTCAACCAGTCAACTGGAAGTATTGTTACAGGGTGGACCAGTGGCTCTTGCCAGATCTAGTGGAAGGGTATAGACTGTGGACTGGAGAAACCCACCCCTATCAAAATGAAAAAGATTATCTTAAAGACCTACCTCCCTCTAAATAGTTAGACGGGGGGTTTTTTATATGCCACAAGTAAGAGCTACCAAACCAAAGATTGCTGGGAAGTATCCTCTGCAAATCAAATACAACTCCCAGGCACTTCACTCTTTCTATCAGACTCAAGCAGAACGAGTCTCGAATCTGATTGACATTAAGGATGTTGTTGAGAATCATAATCTCTCTAGTAATGCAGAGAATCATGTTCAACCAGTTGATAATGTAAATTCAACGGAAAAGATTACGTCTGCATGGGGTGTAAAGATTACAATTCACCATGCAAAACATAGAAATGCTATCCTCAATAAAATATACAATGCTCTAGAAAGCAAAGCGGATGAGATTGTTCTAGAGTATCAAAATTTCTTTGCAATGAACCTCCTAAATGTTGTAGTTAGGGGGTTCAAACTGACTAGAAATACTATCTGGTCTCAGGGATCTAATAGTATTTTCCTAGAGTGTGATGTATTTGACGATGATGGTAATGTCACCGAGACATTCTATCCATATGCAATCTTTGCTAAAGGAAATGTCAAAGATCAGGGTGATCCACATGAACTGATGACTGGTGCTTTGATTGCTATGGGCAATATCATTCCAGTGTCTAACATTAATGGCATGGATTTGATTAGTAGAAATGCTGCACTAGACAATATTACAGATAGAATTCATTCCTATCTTAGTGGTAATTCTAAGATGGTTGGATGGAAAGAAGCAGAGCGTAAGTTGATTCAAGGTGACCATATAAACCTTGCAAAGGCATTGTCTGTTTCTAACTATGTAAATTTTTTGATGAAAAGAAACGCTGCTACAGTAGTAAAGGTGTATCAAACTGGTGCTGCATGGGATGCGGCGATTAGACACCTTCAAGGTAGTGGTCCAGAAAAAGATCAGTTGATTAAAGCATACAATTCTTCTGACTTGATCGTACATTTTGTAAAATCTGGGGTTAATTATTACTGGGGTTTGTCACTAAAGAAAAAATCTGGACCCAATGATGACCCAACTCTATTGAATAAACCATTGGTTGGTGAAGCTTCTGCGAGTGGTAAGCAAAAAGCAGGATACTTATACCTGAAGGCACAGGGTAATGAGAAGCGAGACTTAATCAAGGCAGAAGGTAATTTTTGGAAGCAAGTATACATGGTCAAGAATGGACTAGAACTTGAGTTTCCTCAGGGTAAAAAACTTGGTGACAATGTAGAACCTACTAACTGGCCACCAGATAAACTTCCACCAGATTGGAAGAAGAAACTTGATAGTCAACTTGCAGATAATGAAAAGAATGCTGCTTTGACTGGTAGAGAGTATAGAGGTGACAAGTATCCTACTAACTTTTTCTTCAAAGAGTTGGACACTGTGTTCAGACGAATCATGACTGTTCCAGCAAACTTCAGAGAGTTTCTGGATCTTGCATTTAGATTTGATATTGATGAATATGTGAACACTCCACACTTTTATTTCAGTCTTATTACTGGAACTGGTGACATTAAGAATGGAAAGATTGTTGTGTCTAAGGTTGAAGAAAAGAGTAGTGCTCTGATGAAAGAAGTGTTCAACATTATGTTTAACAAAGGTGTCTCTAATCTGGGCAATCCATCTGCGATTGCCAAACCAGGCACAATGAAAATGGACACCACCGCTGGCAAGGTGCAGGCGTTTGCTGCCAACGCGACAGCTGCCAAACTGTTCTACACCATGTCCATTGACAACATGCCTGTGGTAAACTTAGAGGTGAGATACAAGGGTGCCATCACTTCGTCGCCACAGTTTCAGGTCTTTATCACAACCGAGTTTAAGACTTACTACAAGCGAGCACAACAGATCCTAGAGACCAAAGGAATCCGCACTGTCCTACGATGACTAAGAACCTTCACCTAGAACACATTGAAGATCTGATGCTGATCGAAGGATCTGATGGCATCAAGACATCGTTTGACTATATTGATGATCTGGTAAAAACTTTCTCTGGGACTCCAAAGAACAATCGTAAGATTTCTACTAAGTGGGATGGAGCACCTGCTATTTTTTGTGGTCCAGACCCAGCAGATGGTAAGTTTTTTGTTGCTAAGAAAGGTATCTTTAATAAGAAACCTATCCTGTTCAAAAGCATCAAAGAGATTGAGAATGGTGAGAGTCGTATTGATCTTGCCAACACATTCAAGGCAGTTTACAGGGGTATGAAACCTCTATATGACAAAGGTAAACTGAAAGATGTTGTGCAGGGTGACTTTCTTTTTCATGCTGGCACCAGACAAACTAAGACTGTCATGGGAGAAAACTGTGTGCTGTTCAAACCACAGTTGATTGCATACTGTATTCCAGATCATGATGATTTGTATGATGCTGCTAAAAGGTGTAAGGTCTGTGTAGTTATTCACGCTAAGTATCCTGCCAATGGTGCTAAGACTGTTGCTGATTTGTCTGTAAACTTTGGTTTTGATGCCTCGCATCTATCTACAGATGACTGTCTGATTATTAGTCCATTTACATCAGAACTTGGATCTAACATGGCACTCACACCCAGTGAAAAATCTAAGTTAAACAATTGGAAGCGTGCTGCCAGAAACCTTACACCCAAGGTAGCACCATTTGTTGACATGATTGCACCTGAGCATACTGACAACATGGGTGTTGCATATCTACTGAAGCAATACTTCAACGCTAGAGTCAGAGAGGGGAAAAAAGTTACTAGCGCATCTCAATTTTATCGAGACTTTTGTGCCTGGTATGAGGATAAATTTAGGACAAAGTGGGAAGGACTTACAGATCCCAAAGCGATTACTAGGTGGAAGAAAAAGTATTGTATCGGTAAGGCAGTGCTGGTTAATAATAAGAATCAGTTCATCGACATGGTAGCCCTATATAATACGATCCAGAACATCAAGAGCATATTCATACCTAAGTTTGAAGCAGGAGAGAGGTTCAAAACTTTTTATTATAATGAAGATGGAACCTATGAAGTTGGTGATCAGGAAGGTTATGTTGTTGTTAGGGAGTCAACGAACGCAGTAAAAATTGTTCAACGACTCGGTGGATTCAGCGAGAGAAACTTCAATGAGATGAAGCGTTGGTCTAAAAAATGAATAGGAAAATCGTACTAGCATTTGGTAGGTTCAATCCACCTACAATCGGACACGAAAAGTTAAT